ATCCAGCATTAGCCAAGACCGTACAATCAGGATTGGTTAGTATTCTATGTTTTCTAATATAGTATGAACTAATAGTGTCTGCTGAATTAGTGGCATCTATTACTCTTCTAAATGTACCTTGAGATAAAGTCAAAAAAGTATTACCAGTATATCCCACATTTTGTATACCAAAAATAAACACCTCAGATCCTGATCCACCGTTACCTAACGACGATACTTGAAAAAACGAATTATTATTATAGTTTGTTGATAACAATACGAATTGTCCAATCGATAAACCATGTGCGACAGGACATTTAAATTGTATTGTTGATGTTAACTCATCACTACCAATTGTAATATAATAAGGTATTCCATCGCCAGCAGTCCAATTCCACGATATTTGACTTTGCGGTTCAACAGCATATAAAGGTTTGTTTGGGTCGTTTGCATAAGCATAACTCACATAATGTGACCAATTATATGTTGTGGCACTAACTGACTTGAAGTCTAAGTGTCTGCCAGGTCCTGCAGTATAACCTAACACATCAAAGTCGGTTCTTATAAAATCAAATTCAGGGTATTGGGGAAATCCGTCCCATGGAATTGTTTGGTTTGTTGTAATTGGTGTCGCGACATTTCCTAACGGGAAAAAATCAATTGAGTTTTGTAATGAGTTAGTGTAGTAAAGATTATCTCTAAACGGTACATAGGTTGTTGATCCTGTGAAAGCATTTTCAAATAATAAAGTAAATTTAGTTACAGGTCTAACAATTGTCGATTCTTGTCTTTCTTGATCAAATACCGCAATAAGACTTAAATCCACACTTCTATCAAACTCAACCAATTCTTTCATACTCTGTTGTAGAGGTACATTAACGAATTGATCGGACAAAGGTGCCGATTTATATCTTTGTGTCGATTCAATAATTCTTGTTGATGGATCTACATTCATCTTATTGTTCAGTTGCTACATATAGTTTATAGAATCTGTCGATTGCGGTTTTACCATTATTAAGTCCAAAATAAAAGTGGTATGGCGCTCCAACAATTATCGCTTGATTAACATTAGTACCAGGCTGTCCTTGTAAGATGTTGGAAATTGGGTTTACTATTGGTTGTGGTACCCCATTCAAGTAACTTGTTATGAATCCGTCTTGAGTTGTTGAGGTTCTATATTTTCCATTACTTGTAGTGAAATCCAAATCCTGATATCTTCTCTGTGTAAAACCATTTGAGTATGTATTAGTATACCAATTATTATCTTCAGACCCAAATATGTTTGGTACTCCCCCATAAGTCTGTGGAGTTCTTAAGAACCATCTATAATGAGGCACATTCTGTGATTTAGGGTATGAAAAATCTTCCTCAATAAGTGGACTAAAATTATAAGTTTCAATACCAGGTGACATTATTTTTCTATATCTTATTTCATCGTCATCAGTTTCGAAAAATAATCCCATAATTGGTTTAATTTCTTTTGGATCAACTGATCCGTTAACACCGTTTGTATTATCACCAAAATAGATATAATTTGGTGCCGGTACATTTTCAGTAATGAACGGAGATACTTTCCATTCTGAATTTATAGATAACATCTGAGCCCAATCACCATCAATTCTATACCCTTCTCTTCTACTATTAAAGAACTGAATAATCCCCTTACCTTCTGAATTATCACCACCTGCAGATATAGGTATCATTCTTTGTCTAACACCATCATTTAATATTCGTGATAGGAATCCAAGTTGGATAATATCTGAATTATCTTGATAAGATGTAGTTTTCAATTGATCAGCGTAGTATGATCCAAATCCTTTTTCCCCACTTGAACAACAAACTTCATTAATAAAATAATCTCTTGGTCCTAAATCCGTGATTGTTGTTGGGAATTGTATTTGTTTTCTATTATACCCAAAGCCAGGGAAATTAGAACCTACCGCAGCTGGATTTGTAGTTGGTGAATTTTTTCCTATAAAATCTGATCCATCCCATGGAGACGATCTATAGAAGAAAGTATTTGATATTTCGTTGAATACTAGAACATCTCTACAATAGTTATAAAACGGGTTGTCAGGTCCATTAGGGAATGTAGTTTTCTTATTAAAGTTAAACATATATAATGTCCCATTAACCCAATTATTTTGGAATACTTGGGCAAAAACACCCCTACAAGCTGCAAAGTTCATTGTAAATCTAACTTTCCATTCTAAGAACAACCTAACATCATCTCCATATTGGAGTAAGTATGTTTTATTTAACAAACAGTAACATCCGTTAATCATTCTGTTTGCAGGTATTGAGCATTGTCCCGCGGGAATTACACCAACATTATTACCACTTCCCGAATAACACTCTAAAGGAACCATACCTTCACAAGTTAATGTTTCTGTAAGTGCAGAAGTAATAGGATCGTTATCTTGGAATTCACCTGAAGGTAAGTCTACACCAGCAACAATTATAGGTTCGCTTTGAGTACCGTCTGCATTATAGATCGCAAAATTATCATTTTGGTGAAGTGCAAATCCTGTTTGAGTACCTGACGCACCATTTTGCACTTCAGTAGAGGTAGGTAGTCTATCACTTCTCATCACAATTCTATTAGGGTTAGAGAAATTAACCCCTGCTAAATTGTACCTATAGTATGCCGGAGAATAAGTTGCGGTTAGGTTACCCGCCGCGTTTATTCCAGTGTAGAATGAGGAACTTGTATTAAAATATTGAGCTTCTTGACAATTTTGATCACAAGCGGGTGAACTTTGATTGTCCGCAGTTTGTAAAAATATTGGGTAATTAGTTACCGGATCTACCCACCTCATATAGGTACCACCAACCATATAGAATGATGTGTTACCAATAGGTAAGTCACGAGTACCACTTGGGTTGGTTTCAGTTAACGATATTGTACTTTGAGCATTTGTTTGCCACTGGCCAGGATAAGGACTGTAGGTTGAGGACAAGCTATCATCAGTACTTAGGTAATAATAAGGATAATTAGATGTAAATGCGGTATACTGTGTTGAGTCAGGTGTAAATGTGAATGAAGGAAAATATAAATTAGATACACTATTATCAACACTATCATGTTCGACCGGTTTGGTTAAACTCGCTAAAGGTTGTATTGGGTAATTGAGGTAATAACTTCCCGTAACTATAGGTCCTGTTCCAAATGACTTTCCGAATATTTTGGATAAATCATACTCAATGTTTGGTTGTTTTGCTGAGTGTGGGTCAACCCCTCTCACAAAAATACAAATTTCGTAATTTTCATAGTTTTCCATGTATGTTACAACATTTGGAAATGTTAAAGAGTTAACACCACATGTTCCCACAAGACAACTAATATCATGTAATAAGTAATTTGCCGGAAAAAATCCTGGATTTGTAGTATTTGAATAAGTTATAAAGTCAGTATATGTTACCCCTGTAATTAATTGGAAATATTCTATGTCGGTAGCAAACTGTAAATATGATTCTTCTACCAATGGGTTACCCACAACAGGAAATCCAGTTACCGATGGAGAAACGACAAATATATTTGCAGGTAAAGAGTTACTTGGGTTATTTGGGTTGGCGTAGAATATTGTTTTAGGAATTGTTGCCCCTGTTGTGGTAACTCCTGTAATTGAATTGGTACCAAATTGGTTAAGTGTTGCACCTGTTAGATTGGTCATCCTATCGCCAGGTGTTGTGTAATTAGGATTAACATAATTTGGGTCTTGGAAGGATAGTATAGTCCCTACTCCTAGTTGTTCTGTAGACCCTTGATTCATTAATACAACCAAAACCTGATCGGTATAGGGCATAGACCCTAAAGATGGGTTAACCGTCGTTTTGATTTGGTTTACACCGGTACCAATAGTATTTTGAGTACTTGAATAAAAGTACTTATCTCTAGTATTAAATTCATTTAATTTTTGTCCAAATGGTACACTGCTTGGAATTGCAAACCATCTATCGTCTTTAGTGTTACCTCCAAGATCTTTAGCGGCTCTAAATAAAAATGGTTGAGGTGCTCTCAATAAATAAGATTCATTTGGTATTAATCTATTTGGATCCGTAGAACTTATAATATCATATCCTGAAAATATCCTTTTAAAGTCAACTGAGGCTTTTACAATCACATCAATTTTAACATCGTCGTCTTCTAGTAATTTACTAAACGGTCTACATGAGAATGGATCGTTTCCGTCTTCGTCAGGTGCTGTATTTGGGTGGTCAATGTTATATGAACCAGAATAACTTACAGGTGCAATTAATGTGTTTGGTGTTGATAAAACAACATTATATCCTCCTTGACCTGATGCTTCTTGTGCCGCGGCGGCATCTAATTGATTTGTTATTGATGTCGTACTGAAATCATCCTCCAATTCTGCGGTTCCACATGCACAATCACAACTAGTACAATCAGGATATGCAATCATTGGTAAACCGATTCTCGGAAACCCTTTAATCCTACGAGCAGCCACAATAGCAAAAGCAGTAAATGCCGCGGCTAAAATCACTGAAAACGCGGCCTTTAACACTAAAAGAAATTGTTGTAAAATTAATCTAACGGCTTTAATAATCGCACCAACATCGATTACAGGTCCACCGACATTCGCCGAAATAATACTGGCCTGAGTTTCAATGACATCAGAAGCATTTGCTACGGCTTCCAAAGTATCATAATAGGCGTTTTTAGTTAAAACTATCCCTAATATGATTAGGACATATTTTAATATTGGCCACATAAATGCGATGAAATGTGCAACAAATAATAAAGTTAAGATTGGGAAGGTGAGAATATTGATCAGTATATTAAATACGAAAAATATAAAATCAAAATTTCTAATTATGTCATTAACAGGAAAGGTGTTAACAGTGGATTTACAAGTTCTATTATCAATTTCTTTAATACCTAAATGTCTTGCTCTACCAATACCATTTTTATATCTATCCAAGAACATTGCAGTTGTGTACACTTTGTTATAACCAAATTCATAAAAAGTGTCTTCACAATCTAAACCATCTTGTATATTCACATAATCATCCCAATCAGTACTAAACGAATATGATCTATAAACATCGAACAAATCTTGTGGTACAAATGTGAACTGAATATCTTGAGGTTGTGATACATTAATGGCCGTTGCAACAATTTTAATTGTATCACCAGGTAATATTGGAATTGATTCTGCAGATCCAAAATACTGAACATTGTTTAAATAAATTTGATAACTTTCAATGTTTGTTGTTACTGGATTAATTAGTCCTCCTGCAGGATAAGAAACTGTGGATCCTGTTTGAGATCCTGCAGGTATTGTGTATGTAGTGATTGATGTATTATTATTTAAAAATGGGTCTGTTGCAGAATTAGACCAACCATATTCTTTAACATTTGGAACTAAAAAATCTGCTCTTAAGAAACTACCTTGTAATCCTTGTTGTGTTTGCCACTTAAATTTAAATCTATATTTACCCTTTGTTGGTATACCCTTACTTGGGTCGTTAGATATGATTTGTTGACCGAACTCATTTGTAAAAACATAATCTAAGTTCATTGGGACATTAATTAAAAATGTACCGTCACCATCAATTACTTTACCATTTTGTTCTATATCCCACCTTTCCAATATTGGTAAACCACTCGTATCTGAAAAAATTGTTTGTCTAATTGCTTGTATTTCACCAGGTCCTGCAACTATTTCACATAAATTACCTGTATTATTTTTTGGTTTACATTTTGTTTTAAGTGCGTCATCATCAGTTGTTGAGATAATTGACCCCATGAATATTGATGATGGTTGTATGTTGATATTCGCTTGTTTTGTTAAATCAAAATCAACTCTGGTGATACCTATTTGACAAAGATCTTCAGCACCCCAAAATGGTCTAACATCCACATTGAAAACTAAATTTTTTATTTGGGGTAATTCTCTTAAGTTTGTGGAAGATTTAAATCTTGCACCATTCACCTGACTTTCCGTTGCTAATCCTTGTTGTATTAAATCTTGTGGTGAAAGTGAGAAACATCCAATATCCGATAGGTCGACATCCATAACAATGGTTTGTTCACCAACAGGAACTCCAAAAATCATAAAGTCACCACTTTCATTTGTAGTCACTGTAAATCTATAATAACTGTCATACACCTCAATGTATGACTCATCCATTAAAACATCAGCTTTATTAGGGAATGAACCTGTTGAGACATGTCCTTTATATGAAGGTACCTTAGGTAGAAGATTATAACGATAACCCTCTTCAGTTGTATCGTTAATAGTTTTGAATGGGTATAGTTCAGAAATTACGGGGTTAAGTTCGTCTTCTCCCGCCAAAGGTATGAAAACAGAAACTTTAGCGTTTGGTAATCCAAAACCTCCGTTTACAAAAACTCTACCGGTCACAACACCATAGTCGGCACAAAATCTTGGGTATACATTGTTAGCAAGAATCTTCAATGAAAGTATCTCCAATGAGTCCCAATCTTGTTCTAAATTGACATTTATATATTTGTCGACACCGACTTCAGTCCTTATTCTATATGATTTAGGCATTAAATTTTCTTTTTTTGATAAATAGTTTATTTCCTATTTTCATAGAAAAATAGACTTGTTTCTAAAAAAATAAATCACTAAGAGAAATTGACTGATGTTAAGTTAAGAACTCGGATGTTAATATCCTTATTTGGGTACCTAACTTGATAGATTTGTGTTGGTGTTGCGAACAAAGTATCGGCTACAGGTTGTATCTGTCTTGTTACAGGATCTGAATAAGACATTGATGTTTGACTTGATGAATACTGCCCTCCAACTTGGTTAAAGAATAAAATATCTGACACGGAAACTATTCCGTTTTCGGACTGAACTAATCTTCTTAACTCAGATATATTAACATTTTGTCCTAAATTCCTAACTAATGGGTTGAAGAAGTCGGTAACTATTTGAATTGTTTTTGCAATTATCGCTCCTTGGTTTTGACTATTATCTAAAACAACATCTACGGTTACCGCCAAATCAATAGTTTCAGCGGCTTCAATAGAAATGTAATCATTAATCATTCTATAGTTAGACAAATAGTTTGCAACATTTTGTTTTAATGTGTTTGATACCACATTTGTTAACACCCCACTTGAATCGTAAGATAACATCTTGATTCTTATCTTATTGTTTTCTTCTGTAATTGCCACTTTTGCAGGTGCTCCATACTGTGCGGGCATTGTTCTTAAAATTGAATTGTAGTCATTAACTGTTACCGCTCTGTTTTGTGCGGCAAAGTTAAATGAAACCATGTTTCTAACATCCTCAGTTGTCGGAGGGTTAGCTCCTCCAATAGCGGCAGTCACATTGTTACATTGTAAACTATTAATAACACTTCTGTTAGCACTTTCAGATGGACCATTAACCGCAAATGATACAGTACCAATTTGATTAATTGTGTTAATACCAATGTTACTTGATAATCCACCACCTATTCTATACTGAACAAATAGTGTGGTATTTGGACTCAAGGCCGCTCCCATGGCAAAGTTGTTAGTATAACGACTTAAATCAAATCCTTTACCGTCACGAGCAAACTCCTTTAATTGTTCGTCTGCCGAAATATTTCCACCCCCGAAAGTTAATTTACAATAACCTTGTGGTGTATATTCTGAAATAAATTTATTGGATGTTGTAATATACAAACCAACTTTAATACCAGGTTGATCTGAAACTTTGGTTGGATCTTCAACAAATACTCTATCTTGTACTAAAGCATCAACTTCAAACCATCTTTCAGGTCCTAATGTTAAGAAGTCCTGTGGATTTGGTATTGTGGAGTATTGAGTACCTTGTTTTAAAAGTACACTTGTAATCCCTAAAACATTTTTTTCAGGTAAAAACAACTCTAAATAAGGCTTACTATCATTAGGTGTGATTACTCTTTTAAAGACTTTAGTAATCCCGTTTACAACAACTTCTCTTTTAACAATTGTATAGTTAACCAATTTACCACTCGCGTCAAAGTTTGGTATTTTAATCCTATTTGGTGATCCTTCGGCATTTATTGGTGACGCAAAATCAATATCATATACCGTTTCAAATGGTTGACCCCCACCACTAACTTGAGATCCTCTTCTTAGTATACCACAGTATCTTAAATCTTCTCGATCACCAAATGCCGGTACCGTAATTGAGAAGTCCACTAACGCAACTGAAGGTCTTTGTCCCGGTACTTTTAACCCGTAGGTTCTTGCAATATTATATACTGAATTTTTTTGTTGTGCAAATTGTAAGACAGTTTCTTGTATACTACGGTCAATTTGATAATTTAAATTATCAGTAACCGCAGCATTTAAATCCAACATCACTGAGAAAATACCAGCGTCGTTAAAGTTTTGAACTAAATCGGGATAATAAGTTCTTGTGAAATTTATTAGTTCAGTTCTTACTCCTTGAAAATCTCGGACCGTATAAGATATCTTCTTTTCTGCCATATAATATTAAATATTTAGAATTATAAAATCTTGTGATTCAAATGCAGAATCGGTAATTCTATAATCTATTTTGATTCTTGCTGTATGCTCTAAGGTTGCTATGTTAGTAACTTTAAATTCTCTTTCACCAAATTGATTAACAGTAGATCCTTTATCCTCAAGACCCATAGATGCATCTTCAACAACTATATTTATAATTTGTAAGTTTGGCATATAGTTTCTAACTGTGTCTCTAATCTCATTTTCAATATCAGAAAATGTTGGTCCATCTAAAGGTTCAAAAATATATTCATATAATCTTGTACCAAAATCGGGTAAAAAATATCTACTACCTTTTCTTGTTAGTAACAAATGTACTAAGTTAGCTCTTATTTCCCCCTCTGTTGAGTTGGTAACATCCAAATATCTTCCAGTGAATGAGTCAACGAAAGGAAAAGAAATACCGTAAGTTATACCGTTTGCCATATCACATATAAATATAAGTTAGGTATTTTTTAAGTAAAAAAAAAATCACTACCGAAATAGTGATTCTTTTTAATTCTTATGAAGAACATCCAAAACATTCAAAATCAGAATTTTCAGGTCTTGGTGGTAAATTCAAATGTGAATAATCTAACTTTGGTGGTTCAGGTGTCGCTTTTGGTTTTTCTCTTTTAGAGATATCAACCGCCAAGTGTTTTGCTCCTGTTGAAATTGCCTTGGTTCTAACATAATAACAAAGAGTCTTTAATCCACTTTCCCAAGAATGGAAATGTGATGATGTGATCTTTGATAATGTCGGATTAGACATGTAGATATTCATTGATTGAGATTGATCAATAAATGGTGCTCTGTCTGCCGCCATGTCAATAAGTTGTTTTTGTGAGATCTCCCAAATTGTTTTGTACTTAGGCATTAAGTGTTCGATTCGTTTAACTTTCTTATTGTAGTTTTTATCTTC